GATATTAGGTGGCCAAACCAAGGTCGTGAATATTGGTATATCATTTCGTCATATTCATCTTGTGAAAGATCATAACGGGCGCATATGTCCTCGTCGCTATAATGAAAAGAAGTGTGATTCCTTCTAAACGCAAGTTCGTGTACGTGGTTAGTGTGTATCGCATCTACAGATGCATTAAATTTTCCATTTAATGTATCAAGTAGCCGAGACTTTCCAGCGTGCACCCAGCCCTTAACCAGGCCAGAATTGAACAAAAAGGCACGCTCTTCTAGAGGTGTCTTGTTGCGTCCAGGTAAATCACCGTGACAACATCCGAATGCGCGTAGCATCACTCCAAGATTTAGAACAGGTTGGTTCAATGAATTGGGTGAGTGTTTAAGAAACTGTAGCTTACGTTTTTCGAAACAATCCTCGCAGGTGACTATATATCCTGCAGCTCTGGCTGCTTGGATGATGTAGTGTGCTGCGTCAGACTTCTTGATCTTGCTAAAGTCAATAGTAGAGATTGAGGCCTGTATCAACGAATTTGCAATATTGTTGATGATTGTCGTTAATGTTGATCCCGAATATAGAGTAGGACCCATCATTTCAACTAGCATTTTTGAGCGCCTGTTGTGATGTGTCACACTCAACGGAGCCTCACATTGCTTAATGGCAATGTTGATGGCGTGCTTAAGTAGAGAGGGTGGTAGGACGTCCCTAAGGAAATCAAAGACCCCAGAGGTGTGTGATCCATCGCAATTACTGATATCTAAATTGCATCTGTAAATCCCATCGGCACAATGTGTACTAAAACAACTGTCGTCGGAAAAGTAACAAAAATAGTTATGGCCGGTGGGTGAATCTAACTCCCTGAAAGCTTTACTAAGCGAGGTTTGGTCTGGACATTTGATGAAGACACTTTGCATAGAAGATATTAAAGGAGGCATCTTTGCTAGCATATTCTTGACCTTGTCCACGGCATAACCGGCAACTAATGAAGCACCCACACCCATGTCATTGATGAGTCTGGATTTCTTGCCAGGTTTCGCCCATTCAGCGGTTTTAACTTTACCCTTAACTGTTTTCAGTTTCATTTCGTCACCATCTGACATGGTGATAATAGTTATGTATGTACGCTTGCGAAGTTTGAATTTTGCGTGTTTGTTATCTAATACATAAGATCTCCATCCGTCGTAATAATTGTCAGAGGAAAATGAGGAGAAATGAGTTAACCAGTGTTTCTTTAGTCTACGCACAATTCTGGTATCGAGGAACATCTCTTGATTATATCGCAAGAGTAACTCATCAGTTCGTGAATTCATTAGACGTGGCAAAGCTGCCGTAAGGGTAGTGGGTGAGTCATCATAACTAACCCCGTCATGTTGGATTGCTGGGCCGAAGCAACTACGATAAAAACCACCTCGCTGTAGGTGATCCTCGTAGAAAATTGGCTTAGAGTCTGGACCCTGCTTTATCCAGTCGCCTGTGATCTTAATCTTATAGACGTTAGGATGTAGCACGAATGGCTCCGCCACTGTACACGGTATCGGCATTAATCTAAATGGAGTAACGTAAGCATCAATGCCACTGCTAACGTCTCCGAACCCCTAAGCCATCTTGAAAACGGGGTCAGTGCCTTCACCGTTGTACCACAAGGCCTTCTGGTGTGTGACTAATAGTTTCTCGTAATGAAATTCTATGGTGTTACACACTATATTGTAAGGTATGTCTCTGTTATCGTCATTTTCACTGATGTCCATGAATACTGCCGCTACATTGTGAAGGCGGGTAGTGAGAGATGAATTAAAGGCTGTAGCAAACGAGATTTTCTTCTCAAGTTCACGCGCCAGTTCAGTGTGGATAGTTTTGATGGTATAAGTTAAGGAGTC